ATGCACCTACTATTGACAACCCTGACGAGCAGCCATTTGAAGCAAATGGAGATAACTATACCTCGACACACCCACGCAAAAAGAAGGCAGTTGCAGTACCAAAAGCAGCAGCATTAGTTTGTGATACTTGTGGAAGTAACGATTTAGCTAGACCTGTACCAGAACACCGTAAGACTTTGGAAAACTTAATGAACGAACCTGTAAACAGCAACCAACAAACTTTGGAAGATGTAGCACGTCAGTTGGAACGTGACTTTGAAATCGCAGACAACGCATATTTGCTTTTGCTTAAAAATTACAAGATAGACGATACTACTGGAAAGATAGACGATGAGAAGACAATTATAAAAGAGATGCTAAGGATCGAGCCACCACAGGTGGCAATGATTGCTGACAGTGACGGCAGAATTGGCTATGACGATAAACGAAATAAGATTTGGGTTTGCCCTAGATTTGAGCATAGGGATGCACGACTTACCACCCCAAAATGTGACCGATGTGGAGCACAGGCATTAAAGGCAGTTATCGAAGTTAACAGTGTTTATTCTATTGGTATTCCACAACCTAAACGAGTTATTTATGGTGAAGGTGAAGTTATTTGGAAGGCAGGCAAGTACAAACCAAACTTGCTTTATGGATTTTCCCCTATCTATTCAGTGTGGTCAAAGGCTATGTCCCTATCCCACATGGACGAATATATTAGAAAATACTTTGATAAGATGAGACCACCACGAGGTATGTTAATTATATCCTCAAGAAACTATGAGACCTTTAGAAAGTCATGGGACGTGTTGGAACAGAAAGCACAAGAAGACCCTTACATGATACACCCTCTCTTGGTAGAGAATGACAAGGGTGGAAAGAATCCTGCACAATGGTTAGACTTTACTGGTTCACTTAAAGAGTTAGAATTTATCGAAGTAAGAAAAGAATTGAGAATGATTATTGGTGCTGTCTATGGTGTACTACCATTCTATTACGGTGAAACCCCTGCTGGATGGAGTCAAGAGGGACTACAAGTAACCATTACAAACCGTGCTGTTCTATGGGGACAGGACACGTTAAAGAAAGCATTCTTTACTAAAATTAGTAAAATGTTAAACATTGATGATTGGGATTTACAATTAAAAACTGGTGAAGAGACTGACAAGTTGAGAGACTTGCAGACTGATGGTATTGAAATACAAAATATGATGATGCTACAACAGATGGGCTTTGAGATTACAAGAACACATACAGGTGAGTTTAAGATAAGCAAGAACAGTGCAATGACACCAGAAATGATGTTAGGTATGGGTGCTATCAATGGAAACCAGAACGGTGCAGGTAAAGGAAAACCAGCCCCACAGGAAAAAACACAATCATTTGAAGGAGAACCAAACAACAGTAGACCTAGTGATATAGGTGGAACTGGACAGGGAAGTCCTACAAGTGGAAGTTCAATGAGCAAGAAAGCTTATCACAAGGGAATTACTCCATCAAACTTTGATGTTGTAAAGAATACTTTACAAACAGCAATAGACTATGATTGGAAGAAAACAAAAACAGTTGAAGAATTGAGAAAGGCAACTGGCATGACAGTAAGAGATGCTAGAGATATTGTAGCTAATGAATTTGCAGATATTAAGAGATGGGAAGATGAGTAAAGTATACTGCACTAAAAAGGTAAGTTTTTATGTGACAAAGACAGAGGAAGAGGAGGAAGAAGATGACTAAAACTACTACTACACTTGTTTATACACGATGCAATTTATGTGACAGTCCTAAAATTTACTGGAAGGACAATGAAGATGAAAATCATCTATGTGAAGTTTGTATGAAAAGTGAAAATGATAATGTGTTTGAACATGGAGATTACAATTGACCAAAAAATTCCACAAATGTGATGACACTTGCAAAATAAATCACAAGAAAAAGGTATCAAAGACAGTAGTACCTAAAGTTGAGAAGAAATTTGTTGAAACTGTTTTTGGAAATGTACCTATCGATACTAAACCTAAAATAAAAGTTAAACCAGAGGTTGTAAATGTTTATAAAAACAAACCAAAGATAGAAGCTGTTTGGAGAATCATTGATGTTATTGATGCAATAAATAATCCACTTGAAACTAACAAAGTTTTAGAAAAAACACTTATAACATTAAGGAAATTACAACAAGATATTGCCAACTGAGTTAAATACTAACGAAAACGCAAACGACATGACCAAGAAGCTTTGGGAAAAGCATCAAGGTGACGAATTTACTAAAGTTTCTAATTATAAAGAGGCTGTTTGTCTTGGTTGTATGAAGGTTGACGTTGCAGCAGCAACTATTGCAGATATTTGTGGTGATTGTGCTGGAAAAAAAGGTCGTGAGCCTCTATTAGCAAAGGTTTGTGACAAATATTACGGTCTATGTTTCTTTTGTAGCAAATATAAATTCAATATTGAACAGGTAAACGGTAGATTTTGCAACACATGTCACACTAGAATTGCTAAAGTAACAAAAGAATACAATGCAAAAGGTGGTTTTATGAAGACTGATCCGTTTTGGATAAGCATGCGTAAAAAACACGGTAAGGACTGGAAACAGATAATGGGTGGCTATAAAAAGTCTAATCGTCGTTAGTTTTACGTTTAATATGTTTTTTCTTCTTCATATATTCAATTAAATCTGGTGGAGTTAGTATCATTTCCAACAGCATTTCTATATTACTTAACTTAATATTGGTATCTTCTAACAATTCCTCTACTTCACCCAATACAAAATCAAACTTCATTTTCATTCTCCAAGATAAATAACATACGGTCATTCTTAAAATCATAGTAGCGTTTATCGTAATTTATGTTACATTTTCCCTTTTTATATCCAAAATATCTACCTACTCTCATTGATAATAGGGGTTTTCTTAGTAATCTTGGAAAGAATTCCAGTTGATTTTTCTTATGATTGTATCGAAGTTTACCATGTAATACTAGTTTTTCATCCCCTTCAACCCACTCTTTTGCATTATCTTTCCTAAAATGTACAATACTTCTGTCTAATCTTGGCTGTTCTTTCATATCATTGGAGTTTGTTACCACCCATAATTTCTGTCCTTTTACATATAGGTCTATGAGAGGCATTTTATGTTCAAGGTCATCAACATGTTCTCTGTAAATATCATTAAACATTTTATCACTATCAAATATGTATATTGATGTAGCCATGTTATATAATTAGTAATACTTATTTATAAAGCCTTGTTAACATTCTAACATGGATGAAAAGTGTAAAAACTGTAAAATAAACAAATATGGGTACACTGACGGACAACATTCAATATTCATATGCTTCAAATGTGGAAGATATGATGGTATTAGTGGTGGGGATAGTGATTTTATTGATAAGATAAATGAAGAACCTATGGCATTATTAATGATGATTCGGGAAAAAATACTAACTCCTATCAGTGGAGCATAAGTTAATTTATATACCTTGCTATTAACAATATTGTATGGAAATATTTGAACCTTTACTAATTGCATCACTTTTAGGTATAGGTGGTGCTTTGTTTGCATTTTTCAGGAAAATGAGTTCTACACAAAATGATTTATGTGAAACTGTGGCTAGATTACAAAAGACATTAATTATTTTAGCAAAGGCTGTTGATAGACAGTCAAACAGATTACACCCAGATGAAGCAAATTCCGAGCTAGATGACCTAGTCAAAGAATTGTTAGATAAACCTTAAATAAAGGAGAATTTAGGTGAAAAGTATGATTGATCCATTGTTAATCGTAACGATCTCCGTAATTGGAGGAGCAATCTTGAATACAGTCAGAGGATTCTTAGGATCTGATGAAACTACATATGACATCAAAAAGTTCTTTGGTGCCTTAATTGTAGCTGTATTTGCAGGTATTGCAGTTGCACAAACTTTGACAGTCGCAGGTCTAGGAATCGTAGAGGTCGTATTAATCGGTCTCTCTGTCGGTTTCGCAGTAGACTTCGCTGTATCAAAGGCAAAGAAAACAGAGTAAGCATTTTTTCAACCAACTTACCTATTCTCTCTTTTTCTAAAACTTTATAAGTAATGTTCAAAGCTATTATATATGGAAAATGATATATTTTTCAACCAATTTGTGACAAAAAACCTACATCCTATAGGTGGTGACCAAAGATTCTTTGAAGGTTATCTTACAGTTCAAGTTAAAGATAAACAAGGAGAAATTACAATAGTTGATGAATTAATCAAGGTACTTCCAATTTGGATGGACAGGGGAGCACCAATTAGTGATACTCATTCCAACAGAATTATAGGAAAAGGTATCAGTTATGCTAAAGTAGATTATAAAACTAAAGAGGGTGATACATTACCAGCAATTAAGATTACAGGTAAAATACACAAAGATTATCACCTAGATAACGAAATTTGGGATAAAATCAAGAGTGGAGAGTACAAAGGACTATCATTTGGGGGGGCTACTAAAGCAAATAGAACTCCAAAAATACTAAAAGATGGTAGTGTTGCATACGAATTAAAATCATTAGAGCATTATGAGGTCGCTGTTTGCAAAGATCCAGCAGTCCCATTGGCTCTAATTACTGATTATAACCCACTTGCAAAGGCAATTACTGACAATGTTGAAAGACGAGAAGACGGTAAAATGGTAATCAAATGTGATAAATTTGGTTGTACTGTTGATAAAATGACAGATTTTGCAAACGCAGATGGTGATAAACATGGAGCATACAATCAAAATGTTGAGCCTAACAAGTCATCAAACAGGGAATCAAGCCCAGTAGATGACGATGATGATGCTAATATTGGAGAAGAAAAAGATGAAGATACTAAAAAAGCAGAGATTCAAGGTCGTGATGGTGATGTAAGACACAGTGGAATGGAATATAATACTAATCAAGAAACACAACAAATAACAAAAGTACCAGAAGAAGGTGGTGAATCTAGTGATGCAGTTGCTACTAGAGGTAAGGAAGAAGAGGAAGATGATGATAAGAAAAAATCTGGTATTCAAACAGAAGCTGGCAATAATCAATTAGGAGGTCAAGGTTCAACAAAAGACGACACTTATAAAAATAGCGAAAACTATATAAACTCAGGAAAGGAAGAATCTGATAAGGATATGGTAGAAAATACTTCCAACAACGAATCTAATTCAGAGCAATCTGAAGAAGAAGAAAAAGACGACGAAAAAGTTGATAAATCTTTTGAATTCCAAGAAGCAATCAAATCCAACATCAGTACATTAACTGACGTTATAAAGTCACTCGCAGAAACTCAAAAAGACGTTAGTACTACATTAGTAGGTATTGATGATAGATTGAAAGCATTGGAAACCCCAACCGACTTACCGTTGAAGCCACAAACTTCAGCAGCAGAAGACGTTGGTGCAAAGGTTACAATCCCAGATACTTATCAATCAAACTCTAGACAAGCAGGGTTACATGATGATAAGGAAACTGATGATAAACCAAAATCAGACCCTAGTGGACTGAAAATGCAAGAGAAATCATTTGACTTTACTACAGAGACTCCAAGACCTAATGCAGCAATTGAAACAATTAACAAATCAGCAGAAACTGATATGTCATTTGTTTTGAAAGATGCAAGAGAAGGTGGAAATCTAAGTGTAGTAGCAAGAAACATTCTAGCTGGAAAATATTATACTCCAACACCTGACGAAGTAGGAACATACTAAAATGACTCAAATCAGAACAATCGATGAGCTTGAGGCACAATATTATGGACACAATCGTAACCTTCTTAGAAAGGCTGATGCCCCTTCAACAACCAGTACTGCTGGTATGTTTAACGCCATTTTTGGTGCTTATGCATGGGCTCAACTCAACCTTGAAGCAAACGCATTCGGTATACTCCCAAAATACCCTTGGGATAAATCTGGATGGAGGGTTATAACTGCAAAACCAACACTTAATACCAACAATGCTAATACTGCCCTAGGTGGTACTACAGAAGGTGGATTAATTGCTGAAACAATCAAACCAACAGTCGCAGAATTAGATGTCAAACCAAAAACTGCTCAGTTGCCTTTCAGTGCATCTGAAGTTATGGAATGGCTATCAACTCATTCAAAAGACGACATTTGGG